CGCAACCCGTTGGCGGGGGTTTCCCCCCGCCTGATAGTTTAAGCAGCCCTCCGCAACCGCTCTTCTTGCAAGAACTGCATCAGTTCTGCCGTTTCTTCATCAGCACACTCTGGATTATCTCGCGCTAATTCTTGCACTGCGCGACCTTCTTCCATCATTTCATCCCAGAAGTCTTTATGATCACCAAGGTCTTCACCTGCAATGGTGAACGTACCAAAAGAACCTCTGCCTTTTTCCTGGCGGAAATCACCGAGCCCAACTAACTGACCAGCGTTCTGCACCAAAGACGAGATGGACATCGCGCTAAAGTTAGGCGTAGCAAACCTAATCTCTACCTCAGCACACCAATTAGGAAGATAAGCGCGAGTACGCATATCTGGTGTGCGGTTCATATCAGCAGAACGAACTACGTCAATTTTAAGGTACGGCTTACCCCAAATATTAATATTGGTTTGCGGTAAGAAGATTAGTCTATTTACGCTAGTTTTATTTACACCAGCAGTTTCAAGCGCAGCAGTAGCCATTGCACCTTTTACACCAGCAGCAGGGAAACACAGTAAAGTATCGCCCTTCATTTGCGTGTGCATAGAGTCAATAAACTCTTGCTCTGGATTATGCTTGATTTCTTTTTTCTCAGCCGCAGTCTTACGACCTGCGCCAACGAGCAAGTCTCTCTTAGCTTTAGACGACATACTATTAAAGTACATTGGCGTCTGACCAATCAAACGTAATTTAATCGTACCCTGCTTAATTACAGGAATGCTAATAGAGTCATTTGTTTTCTTTACAGCCATTTTACCCTCCAGTATCTATCTGTAAAAGTTAAGTGGGTGGCTTTACGGCACTGGTGCCACCCAAACCAGCTAACGACTCTTTATCCCAAAGGTTGCCGTTAGTACGCCTTTTCTTAACTAAACACCGAACTACTTAAGCGCCCAAGACGGAACTGTTCCAGACGCTGTAGCTGGTGGCATTTGACCTTGCTGACCAACGGGAGCCGCGTTACTAGCAGTGCCAGCAATGTAGCCTTCATCCCCAGGAATCAACGGAGTGGTCATTTTATTCTTAGCTGGATAGCCATTCTTCTCTGGCTCCACACCAATTAAGAAACAAAATTCTTGGCCTTGCAAAACTTGAATGCCAGCAATGTTACGCTTTTGCTGCGCCTCTGTGGACATATCGTCTTTGCCCAAGTTATGAATACTATCCACGATAAGACGTAACGTATTCAAGCCAATGTTTCTCGCAACTGGTACGCCATTAGCGTCCATCTTATCGCCGTGGATAAAAAGATTATGCCAAACACGCCTCTTATCATGCTCACCACCAATGATGGTAAACTCCATCGGGCAATACACAGCGCTAGACGACATTGACTGTTTAAACAAGTTTCCTTGCCCAAACTCAGGAACTTCCGTATCGCCGCCTAAAAGATTAATAATTCCACGAGCAATCGTTCTATCTGGAATGATTTCCAAGGGCTTCTGCTCGTTGCCAGTTTCAACTTGATTTAGATTAAGCATTTTCCGTATTCTCCACTTCAGTAGGTTTCACAAATTCCATAGGGCGTTTATTGTTTGGCTTATCGCCACTCATCTTTTCCAGAAGCTTACCTAAATGTGGCTCTTCCAGAAGATCAAGTCTGCCAGACCTATCCTTCGCTGGATAGCCCCATTGGTTAAGGGTCTGACATACAAAGGCACGGTAGGGCACCCCATTATCATCTTGCATGATTGCCATAGTGATAACTTCATCCACAATTCCTGGCAATTCACGGCTTGTCTTAGCACCTTCAAGCTGTAATTCAAAAGTCTCACGACCATAATCATCTACTTTCTGGTCAAGGATACCAACGAATACAACATTCTTATCACGAATATGCTGTAGGTGAGACAACCACCCCATCATTTCACGACCCTGCATACCGTAGGCAGCACGAGTATCTAGTTTACCAGTACGCTCACTCTTGCACTCAGGTTGATTTTGACAATGCGTAAAGCAAAGTCTAGCCGCTACTGTAATGGAGTCTACAAAAATAGTGTCATACTTCGACAGGACATCTGCCGGATCACCATACGTCTGACATACATAATCATAATGCGCCCGACTATATGTAGCATCTTCGCCTAATGATGGATTAGGACCACCTAAAAATACCGCAAAGTCACGGCACTCTGTCCATGTACGCGGACGAATAACATCAATTGAAACACCTTCAATCGCTGCATCGCCAGCTTCCAAATCCATAAATAAAGTTTTAGATGAGTCCAAGGTGCGAGCAAGAGAAGTCTTGCCCACCCCAGATGTGCCACAAATCACAAGCTTATGGCCCTTTTTTTCAGCTAATCGCTGTTCAGCAGTAATAATGTTAAGCATCATCACCCTCCTGAATATCTACTGAGACACCTTGGAGATGAACAGTTCTAGCTTCGCTTAACATCTCTTTAATGATTGGTGGAGCAGCATTAAACTTTGCTTCTGGAATAGTGTAAGTCACCTTCGCATAGTGACGAGCAGTGTCTTCATCCATAGCGTTGAGAGCCTTGACAACCATGCCAGGTTCCCACTCCACCTTTTTCTTGATGCTAACTTTGATTTTAAAGCCACTATCTTCAACAGTTACGTTACCAAAATCTTTACCCTGCTGACGCAATTTATCTTGCGCCCGCTCAAGGTAACGATCTTCTAACTCACCTTTGATGGCTTTTACTTTTTCCTGTGCTTCCGCAATTTGTTGCTCAAGCTCTTTTTTGAAAGCTGCAAGCTCGAGCAAAGATGTAGCGGAGGACACAGATAATTTAGTCTGTTTAGGCATAATTGCCTCCTCTGGGATTATAAAAAAAGAGAGTCGTTACTTTCTCTGATAAAGCCAAGATAGTAATTGATAGTTTACTTTGCAAGCATTTTTTTTATTTTTTTTTAGAAATTTTTATTTCGAGGTCATTTACAATCTTCATAAGTTTCTTTTTTAGGCGGAAAACAGCGGTTTCTAGACCCTTTGCATCTTCAACAATAAATTCTTCAGAGCCGTCTTGATTTATCTCGTAATAAGTAAAATCGGCTACATAGGTGCAAACTTTTTGCTCGTTGATTACGATATCAAAACGAACCTGTGTTTTTAAATCACGAATATGGTTAGCACGCTGCAACATGACTAGCTGACCATATCTTTCAGCCTCCCACTTGCTATCAAATAATATTCCTAGGCATTCAGTTTTCTTTGCATTGAATTTATTTTTTTGGTAAAATCTATTATAACTTGGCATTTTATGGTGCTTTCAATATGGAAAAAGATAATAAGAGATGGAAGTCGGTAGGTATAGACCTTACCACTTACAATAAATTACGCAAGATTTGTGAAGAGGAAGATAGAAATATTAGCCAGCAAATAAAGCGTATGGTTAATCGTGAGTATCGTGATACATTTAAAAATGACTCACTTGGCATAGGCTCAGTGGGATAACACTAGGAGGGCATAGTATGTTTAGTAGATTTATAAGAATATTTTTTCCAGCTTGCTTTGGGGAAGAAAAGCCAAAACAGAAGAAGCGTGGCAGGGGTAGGCCAAAAGGCAGTAAGAACAAGAAAAAATGAATATTTCTATCGGCGATGGCTCAATGCAGAGAAACATAAATAACGGTCTGTGCCCTAGATGTCAGACACAAATGCAGCCTGTTGAGGTGCATGGTCATGTTCAATGCTCCGTTTGCCATTTGGTTATAGAAGAATGTTGCCAAGGGGAAACCGCATCTTGTGCCGTTGACCCAGACGATTTAAGCAATGGCGCTGGGTCATTATCCTAAATGACAAACCAACTTAGTTTTTTAGAGCGATTTAAAGTTGTGCTAATGCCAAGCGAATCTGATCCAGATTTTAAATGGGCTGTCTGGGATAACGAAAAAAATAAAATGCGTTATCGTGTGACAGACAAAGATTACGCTGAGAAGCTTAAAGGCTTGTTAGAAAAGAAGGGTTAGTCAGCCAGGGCTCTCATTCGGTCTACTAAACGCCGTGCGCGATTCGGTACTTGTGTGTACCATCTTGAGTCAACCATTTCGTCTGCGGCTTTATCCCAATCTCTGGCGTCAACGCCAGCTTTCATACCCTTGAACTTGCTCAGTCGGGGTCGGCCTAAATTAAACATCATGTTTGCAATGATGTGTTGGCACTCCTCTGGCAGGTCGTCAAAGTCTGGATATAAAACCTTACACTCATCAAGTGTTACAACTATATCCAAATGAAACCTTTGCTGAACACGCTCTTGTTCTATGACGGTGCCTACAGGTTTACCGTATTCGGGGTCGCCCTGTTTAATAAGTGCGCCGATTCCGAAAGTTGGCAGACCAAGGTGGTCCAAATATATCTCGTATTTACAGCCTTCGTCTTCGGCTATCTCTTCACATAATCTGTCTTTGTTCATTAAATAAGTCCTGCTGTTCCACCAGTTATACCAAGAGTTCGTGCCACTGCTGGGTTCTGCGCGGCCCTCTGTCTAAGTGTTGGTTGTGCTGCGGGCTGCTGAGGCGGAACAACTGGGGCTTGCGCCATACCCGAAGAATTGTTCGGGTTTGTAACCTGCTGCTGCAACTGTTGAATCTGTTGACCAATGCCCGTTGTGTCAATAGCATCGCCAACCACAGTTTCTATTTGTTGCTCTGCCTCACGCACGCCTTCCTGACTTTGCTGTCCAAGAGACTGTGCGATTAATCTGCCAAGTATTCTTGCTTTTGCTTCTGCTGTCTCACCAGCGGCAAGCTTTTCATAATCCCGCACAATTTGTCTGTAGTAAGGGCCGGACTGCAAAAGCCTTCCAATAATTGTAAATTTAGCCAATTTGCCAAGGTTTTGAATCGGGCTTGCCGCAATATTAGCCGCAACCAAATCACCACCCGCAGCAGTGCGTGAATTAAAGTCTAATATCCTGGCAAACTTTGCCATATCTTTACCCATTTCTTCGCCAAAAATCACAGATAGCTTGCCGCCCTCATCAGCATCTAAAAGACGTTTTGCAAAAGCGCCAAGAGCTTTACCATCTGTTGTGAGTGAATCGCCAAAATCAGATATTAAGCGCTCCATATAATTACCGCGTATTTTTTGCAACGCCGCTTCATCACCTTCAAAGGCATTAAAAATCTTTTTTATGTCTGTTGCTGATGTACTTCTATTGGCAATCAGTTCAGCCGCTTCAACAGGATTTAAATCTCCAGTTTGCAATTTACGCAACGCGGAGCTTCTTTGCTCATCTCGTGCAGCTCTTTGTAAACCAACAAGCGCCTGAAGTTTTTCAGCTAACGGTGCCTCATCGCCAATTTGAGCAATGATTGCGTCCATGTCAGCCTGCTTCATATTTGATAAACCAATTTTCTCCATTTGGTTAGCAAGAGTTTTTACCTTTGCTGCATCTGCGCCGAACAATACATCTGCTGTTTTACCAAGGTCTTTAACAGCCTTTGCAAACGCAGCGGGTTTAAACTTAGTCGGGTCAAAATCATCAAGACGACTAAGGCCTGAAGTAGACAAAGCATCGTTCAACCATTGACCAGCCAATTGCTCTCTAAATGCTTCTTTGTTTAAAGATGCGCCACCTTTACCCTTTATGCCTTTAGCCGCAGCAAATTCTATTGCGTTTAAAGTCCTTTGCAAAACAAGAGGCTTGTTGTTACGGATAATTTTATCCATAGCAACATCATCAACTCCTATTGGTTGATTTCCTCTAGCTTTAGAAAAGAGATTCTTTATAACTCCGGCAGCTTCTATATCTTCAAATATTTGTGAGCCTTCAGTGTACATCTTTCTGGCTGGTTCGATGGCTTCAGAGGCTTTAACTAAAATATCTCTTTCTATTCCTTCGGGAACCTGTAAAGAGTCAAGCGTTGATTTAATGTTATTTGTAGAAAGCTTAACATCAATCTTACGCATCAAATCATTTATAAGATTGCGTTGTATGGTGTTGCTAGCAGGAACCCTTGATAAGTTGTCGCTTAATGCTTTTCGTAGATTATAAAGCTCCAAAAAAGAGGCTCTATCACTTTTAATAGCCTTTACACCTTTTATGGCTGATTTAAGCTCCATCATAGTGTCGCCAGCTAAAGGAGACTTATAATTTTCTTCTATGTCTTTTATCGCTGTTTTTATATTTCCCATCGAAAATATTTTTTCAGACCCATAAGAAGATTCTAAAGCGTCATCAATTGGCTTAAATGCAGTTTTCACTTCTTTATCAAAGGCATTTCTTGCCCCAATGAGGATATCAAACACATCTTCATTAAGATCCATATTTTTCTCAGCAGCCGCACCTAAATCATCGCCAAGACCGCGAAGCGTTTGCAGGACTGCTTTCTGCGCCGCCGCTTGCGAAGCAGCTAACTCAGCAGCTTTAGCGCCTGTTCCTTCCAATAAAATACGACCAGCCTCATCGTCACCAACGGTGTCAACTTTACTGCGAAATTCAGCAATTTTTTCTTGCATAACTTCGTTGTTTTTCTTGAGGCGCGGAGATGAGCCAAAAATCTTTTCTACAATACCCTGTTGACGAGCC